CTTTTATACAAAGGTGATCTAATAATTTTTTAATTGATGCTGCAGCCCAGATGTCTACTTTAATTGTTGTAACACTCTCTATTGCTTTTATTATCTGGTCTCTACGTTTTTTGAGATGTTTTCCAAACAGGATTGCTTTTTCGACATCTATTCTAACGCCTTTAAATTTCATGTCAACTAAACATAAAAATAATTTTGTTTCTAATTCAAATATTTTTCTACAAGTCTTTTGCTCTCCGTCTTCTTTAGTGTATAATACTTCGTCAATTTTTTTATTAAAAAGATTCCATAACTTATAAGTTAAATTTACATCCTGCTTTGCATACTCTTTTACAATAGATGCAGGAAGTTTATGCATGTTAGTCATTGGGTCCTTGACTGTGCCACCAGACCACTCTAATGTTTTTTGTTGTAGATCATATTTATATTTTTCTTCATTAAGATAATCTTTTGATAATGCGTCTAACGAATATTTAAATCTGTTTTCGTTAATAACAGATGCAGCTATCATGGTATCAACAATCCTACCTTTAATCATCATTCCTGTGACTGCTCTTATCCAACAGACATCATACATTGCATTGTGAAATACTTTTGTAATGTTTTTGTTTTGAAATATCTTATCGTTTAACACCTTCCATATCTTATCTATTCTTTGATAGTCTATGTCTGTATCAGAGTGACGTAGAGGAAAATATGCAAGGTCATTATCTGTTGCAACAGCAATACCACATATAAAACCATCATTACGTATAGCACCAGATCCTTTTGTTTTAAGATTAGGATCATAGGTTTCTATATCTATCGCAACTGTATCGATACCATTTAGATCTAAATCTTCTGGTGTATTACACATTATAATCCCTCTCTATAATCATCTCTATAAAATGTATTGCTTTCAATAAATCTTCCTTACCATTCTTGTCCTGATGACGTATTATATATTTTATAGCACAACCTTCAGGATATAACAACTTATTCGCAACTACAAACTTGCTCGGCTGTATGACATATTTTTGATAGTGACTCCCGCCGTGCTGCTTGTCCCAAACATTTTTCTTTTTCATCTTACTCCTAACGTATATTTACCTTGTGATGCCACAGTCCAACAATCAAACTTGCCTCTACTGTACGCAACATATTTTAATCTAAGTTGTGTAAAATAATCTTCTAATCTAGTTGTCGTCAGATCAACAACAACGTTATCAAACGTCAAACCTTTGACGGTGTGTATGTTTGCATATTTTACTCTAACCTCTCCATCATCAAATCCTTTCTTTAGAATCTTTCTAATGTAGATAAGTCTCTTTTCGTGATCCTCTTTTTTACCTCTTTGTGTTCTAACTAAACAAAAGTCTGTCTCCTGTGTGGCAGTATCTTTTAAATATTTTTTATCTATTAAATTGTAAATAGTGTAATCGCGGTCTATCCAATCCTCAAAAGTCTCCTTTCCCTTACCTCTAACTATGACCTTGCTTCCAAGGTATTGCCAAAAATCTTTTATTTGTTTTAGTGATGTTGGTTTGCCCCTACAAAAATCTGGCCATAATTTATGACACTGTAATTCTTTTTTTGATACATGAGCTGTGTTTCCCACGTGTGCAAACTCTATACCCTGTTGCTTAAAAAATTTTTTGACCCATGAGTCAGACGGCTGGCCGCGATAAGTAAATAAAAAAGTTTCATTAGTATTATTTATTTTATCTAACAAAGTCTCCATCGCACTACATCTTTTGTGCAAACTTGGTAAATGATAGTGGTTACCCATCACGTCTGTTGGTTTCCAAGTTCTTTCATATCCATAGTGATCCCACACTGGTTTTATTATTCTTTTACATAAATTAGTTATTGTTTGTCCGCATCGATATCCTTGTTTTAATTCTTCTGCATCTCTAGATAGTTTGTGATAATAGTCAGCGTCTGATCCTGCAAACTCAAATATGGTTTGATCTGCATCTCCAACAAAATAATACTCCTTTGTTTTTGTTGCCATCTTATCTAATGCTTTTCTTTGTGGGACGTTACTGTCTTGTGCCTCATCAACTATTAGTGCATCTATGTTTGGTTCTACAGCCTTATCTATAAAATCTTCTATCATGTCTGCATAATCACAAACATGATAGTCATGTTTGTATTGTGTGTAAGGAATTATCATTTGTTCAATAGAATTTAAACTGTAAGGTTTATACACATTTTTATCACAAGTCCTCCAATGGTCTTTTAAAGTTTTACCTTTTCCATGTGCATCAGCTATGTACCTATAAAATTTATGTTTATCTGCATTAAACTCTGACTCATTTATTCTTTGTAAATTAAATAAAGAATCTATTTTTGATAAATTCTTATGGTCTTCGTAACTAAATAACTCTTTACGTCCTACTAATTTGTCTTTACAATACGCATGTATCGTACAGATTTTATACTTCATAGCTTTCTTTGTAACATCATTCATCTCTGGTAATTTTAATATTTCATTTTTTATTTCATTAGCCGCAACATTTGTATGTGATAATATTATTATGTTGTTGTAAGAGTATTTTGTTAGTAATTCTTTGTATTTATCTACAATCCATTTACTAGTTTTTCTTGTCCCTGGTGGTCCAGATATAAATTTAGGTTGTTTCATCTGTCACCTCTTTGTATTCACCCTCTATTATCAGATCTTCTTTATCTAACTTTTGATTAATTAATCGCCATGAAACACAAGATTTTGTGCCAAACTTACCGTGATTCTTTTTTGCTTTTAATATGTTTTGACATTTAATTACAAGATCAACTCTTGCTAAATTTATTTTTTGTTTGTGTAAATAATCTTCAAACTTATCAAGATTAAATTCTAATATATTTTTTTGTGCATTGTAGTAAGGCAAACCAAAATATGCTAACTCTTTTTTACTGGTGTATGCTTTTTCTTCTGAGATATAATTTTTAAAATGTTTTATAAATCGCAAGTCCTCCTCTGCTTCCTCGACATAGTTTGTAGATTTTTCTCTTGCCTCGTACTTTCTACGCATTATCTCTTCAAAATCTGCAGCTTTCATTTCTGGTATCCACACAGATGCTTTACTAATTACAGAATCGTAGAATAGTTTTTTATTTCTAAGTGTAGGGCCGTCTACTGTAATTGTTTTTTCAACGGCCTCACCCTGTACTACAGCATTTATTTTTACAAAATATCTATCACTACCGTATTCTATTATTTGTCCAATAGATTGTTTTGCCTCTTCGCTTGTAGCCTCTTGGACGCCAATCCAACTAAATAATGTTGCTATTGTTTTTGTAGAGCACCCGATGATCTCTGCAAGTTTTGGCATACCAAACTTTCTGTTTGCTTTTTTATGTGTAGTCCCTTTTCTCTTTCTCTTCTCTGCCTCTTCATCTTTTGCTGCCACTGCAATCTTGTAAACAAAATCGTCTATATCGTCGACATTCCACTCTGTATGTTTTAATAATACACCTGCCATAGCAGTGCAATAATCATCTCTCTGCCCCGCTCCTGCATACGTAATGCACAAGGCTGAGGCTAAAGCAATTTTGCCAAGATCAACTTTTAAGTTACCTGGATACTCATCAATACCATCATACTTAACCCACTTAACAACTTCGTTTGTTGTATGGTATTTTGTTTCCGGAACTAATGTATATTTGTTTGCGCCATGTCTTATCTCGCAAAGTGTTGCGCCATGACCATAGTCTTTGTAATAATT